GCTCTAATGCTTTCTTTTCCTGTACCTTCGTCGTCATTGTTTTTCTCCTTTGTTTGGTTTTCGCTCTTCAGCCCCCGCCCCATTGATTCAACGATCTGGGGGCTTACTCCCCGGGGTGCTCACCCCTTACACCATCTATTATACTCGGCCTTATATATTTGTCAACCATAAATTTACATTTTCTTGAATTTATTTTTGGGCATAAAAAAATCCCCGTGCTCATCACACGGGGTATGGGAGAAAAACAGTGTCTGGCTAAGCCCAAGCCAATTACAATATAGCACTCGTCCCGATCCGCGTCAAGAAAAAAGAGGGAGCCGAAGCTCCCCCTTCAAACCGCCTTTAGCCGCCGAATGATCCCCGCATAAAGCCGCGGCTGTAGCACCGACAGCGTGTCCATCGCCTCATCCATCACGCTCATTACCTTCTCGTAGTCCATGCCAGCTATGGTTCTGGCGAACTCGCTGTCCCCTGCGTAGGCGTAAGAATAACCCTCTTCCTGACCGTACATGTTCTTGTAGATCGTATAGAAAGCCGCCAGCTTTATGCAAGTATTGGCGTTGGGGTTCGCGACATGCTGGCACTCTTCGATAGCGTCAAGCAGGTCTTTTTCTGAGATCATCGCATTTCCATCTTATCCACGAGCTTCTGGATTTCCATGCGGCTCTGCTCATCCGGGGCGTCTTTCATAAGCTCGCGGAGATCTTCAACGATGTCGCCGTGTCTGGAGTAGCCCTCGCTGGAATATCTGCCCATGCTGTCGCGCTTCGCACCGCGTCCGCGCCCGCGGGCATAACTCCTGTAGGAATCATCCCGATAAGAACCGCCACGATAAGAACCACGGCGACCATTCATTCCGCCCTGACCGCCTTCATAGGTATCGCCGTAATAAGCGCCGCTGTACTCTTCCTCTTCGTACTTCTCGATGATCTTGTCAATGTTTTTGATTGCGTGGGCCAATTTGTCCACGATCTCCAAAGTTCCCGCGGACATATCGCCTTTTTTTCCGTACTTCTCAAGCTCCTCGCAGAGCATATCCTTTAGTTTATACAGGTCTTCCATTTTGTCCTCCTTATGCGATGCGCGTAATCGTCAGGTTCGCGTTCTGCACCTCGATGACCGGGGCCGGAGTGACAGCCGGATCAGTCGTTGCCGGAACCGCGTCAACGCTCAAGCTGAAGCAGCAACAGCGCGGAACCTTAATGATCGCCGTGCTCGTAACGTTGCCAAACTCCTCAGCCGCCGCCGGGGTAAAGATCGCCCGGCTGGTCAACCTCGGTTCGCCGTTGACGCTCAAGGCCACCGCAATCGGAGTGACGTCACCGCCCTCCGGGATCGCGATGTTGCCGTTGAAGGTCACCTGGTACTGAGCCATCTGATTGCATCCGCAATTTGAGACCGCGCCCTTGAGAATAAAATTCCCGGTGTTGCCCTCGTGGTACACATTCCCGCGGGCGCAGGGAATAGATGTGTCGAACAGGATCGGCGCGTTTAAGGCCACCTCCTGAATCGGGTTGTACAAGAATTCACAAGCCATCGCGCGCCTCCTTAGAAACTACCGTTGCCGCACCCGCATCCGCAGGAGTTATCGCGGCAGGTGAAGATCGGCTGTCTGCCGTAAACGGGAACACTCGGAACAGGGCAGTTGCTCAACCGGTTGTACAGCGCATCAACCTCGTTGTTCAGCCCCTGCTGGAATGCCGCGGTCTGCGACGCCTGAGATGCCGCCAAAGTCTTCATGTTCAGTTCCTGGCGGAGCTGAGCGATTTCATCGTTCTTGGCGTCAATCTTGTCCTGACACAGCTGGTCAAGGATTCTCTGCGTGCTTGCGGTCTGATTCGCCAGCAGGTCTCTGATACCATCGGACAGGGCCGCGCGATCCGCACAGTTCTCCGTCGCGATAGTGTACTTCAGGCCCTCAGTCGCCAGCCGGTTGTCGCAGCAGCACTGAGCAAGCTGAGCCTGTAAGCCATTGAATCCCTGATACATAGCCATCTGAGCGGAGAAAGCCTGATTCATGTCTGCCATCTGGCGCGCGTTAGCCGCGATCTCTGCCTGCGCGAAGCCGTTGGAAACGCCCTGATTCACACCGGCAAAGCCGTTACACAGGGACTGCTGTACGCCTGCGAAGCCCTGATTCACGGTATTCTGCATGTCACAGCAGCAGCCGCAAAGCTGGGTAGACAGCGCGGAGATACCGCTTTGCAGATTGCCGACACCGCTCATCACTGCGGCCTGATCGAATCCTCTCTGCACGGAAGACCCGCCATCGTTAACAATGATCGGCTGACCGCCGCCGAAGCCTCCGCCGTTCTGGTTGCCGTATCCGCCCCAGTTGCCGGACGCGAGCAGGATGAACAGCAGAATGATCCACCAGCCGTTGCCGTTGTCCCATCCGCCGTTCTGACCGCCACCCTGACCGCCGCCCATATAGACGGGATAGGGCTGGGCGCCGAAAGACGCGGGGCCTACTAACATCGTAGCGGGAATGCCGCTATTTCCTTCGTCTGTTAATGCCATTTCTTTTACCTCTTGTTATTATTTCCATTGCGCATTGGATTTGAATTGATTCGCCATCTGCTGAGCCTGATTCAGCCGTTCCTGACTGATCTGCCCAGTCCTGACGAGATGCTCCACAATCTGCTGCGGGTTCGTGATGCCCGTCGGAAGGTTCAGCCCGGCTCTGCGGAGCATATCTGCCGGGTTTCCCTGAAGCATCTGGAGAAGCTGAAGCGGGTTATTCATTCTTTCCCTCCTGCATATATGCCTCTATTTGGCTCTTGAACGCCTCAAATTCGCGTTTTGTTACGTAATCCGGGGAAACTGTCGTCTCTTGCGCTTTCGGCGCATTCTGGGCCATATTTGCCGTTTTTTCGGTGTACTCAAAAACTCTCAGCGGCATCGGCATCCCGCTTGCGTCAGAGCTCTTCAAGTAGAAATGCTGTGACTCTGAATCCATAAGCAGAACCGTCGTATTAGGCGCCACAAGATAGCTCTTCGCGCCAGCCTCGCCCTGCACCCAAATTATCGGCTGATTTGCTGAGGACATTTGTGTCCCTTGCTGATACTGCGGATACTGATACGGCTGATAGCCGTTCGGATAATAGCTGTTGTAAGCCATGCGTTACTCCTTTCGATACCAATAATATTGAGGGACTTCCTTGGAGCTGTCCCAGCTGTCGTATATATCGCCGTCCTTGATCGTCGCAACGTGCCCACCGAAGGCCAGAACGTAAGTGCCGTACGGGTGATCCTCCGCGAAGTCCTCCGCCGTGTAGCACTCCGGGCAGGTGTTCGGAACAATCGCCCGATAAAAGCCGTTCTGCCGAAGCACCGCGCCCCACACCGAATCTGACGACGGCATATCGCCCATGTTATAGCCTGCCGCCGCGATCATCGAGTAAGCTGTCTCCCAGTCTGTTTTCAGCGCCTTCGCAATCGCTCTGACGGCGCAGTCCCCGACTTTTCGTCCCACGGGGTTAGGGTTGTATCTGATCCACATGGCCTAATTTTAGACAATAAAAAAGCACCCTGAAATGTCTTCAGGGTGCCATCTTTGTGCCACTTACAGCTTCAGCAGTAACGCGTCCGCTCGTTTTACTATTCTTTTTATTTGGCGTTCCGATATATGATACTTGTCCTCCAGCTCGGAATAAGTCAGTCCATTAATTAGCCGATCCTTCAGAATGTCCCGATCCCGCGCGGAATGGATATATTCGTCAATCAGGAACGCCATCTTGCTGTTGGTATAGGTCATCGCGCTGTCCCGCTCCTCGATGCACTTCTCGTTACGACCGTAGGCGTGACCACTCTCCGCCGCGTTCCTTTAGTCCCCTTCCGCTTCTTCCGGCGCCTGCGCCTGATTATCAGCACTTGGCTCATATCTTACGTCTCCTTGCCGTCCCAGATTAATGGAGTTTAGCCCGGTTCCATCCTGCGCATATGAAATGGTCTCGTAATCGTACTGATTCCACTGGTAGACCCAATAGGCATTACTTAGGAAGAGGAAAATTATGGTCATAATCAGTGCGATAATCAGCCTTTTGATCGTTCGCTCCGAGCGTGCCTGCGCGGACTCAAAAGCGATGTAGGACACAGTCCTTTCGTCTATACGGTCTTTGTGTAACTCTTCAGTCCTGATATCCATCCATTCCACCTCGGCAGATAAAGCCAGTTATTCTCGCGAATACTCCACTCAACAACAACTCCCTTTCTGATAACATCCTTTTTCCTGTAGCTCCCCTTCGGGCCGGTGTGTACCACGCACAATCTGAGCGTTTCAACCTTTTTGGGCTTTTCCTTCAGCTCCGCCTCAATTTTCGCCCACGTCTTCGGGCCGCAGATACCATCAACATTCAGATTATTGTGACGCTGGAACCTCTTAACAGCCTGCTCCGTTCGTTCGCCGAACTTGCCGTCAACCTTCAGCGCGTTGTAGGAGTTATCCGGGTATCCGAGCTGATTCAGATAGTTCTGAAGCTCTGACACTTCAGCGCCCTCGCTTCCTTCTTTGAGCGTCAGATGATCCTCGCCGCCTTCTCCGTTGCTCAGGACAATTACTGTATGCCCGGTAACCTTCGTGACCAATATATCGCCGCGCAGTAAATGACGGCTTGATGCGCAATATTTATCGCTCGTAAGGATGTCAAACTTGCCGGTCTTTTTCAAAACCTCTACTTCATTGCCGGTGTAGAACGTGGGAACGTGAATCCCGGCATACGCAAGACAAACGCGAACCAGCCTGCTACAGTCGGTCTCGCAAGGGGTCTTGACCATCGAGCAGTTGAAGCCGTACTTCTTTGCCTCATTATAAAGCGTGTAATTCTGCGACTGGTCGTATCCTATAGCGGGATTCTCGCAAGCCCACTCCATGTCTCTTGCGATCATCTCGCGGACTCTCGGATCTTTCGGCCTGATAACGACCCATCCTTTTCTATGCAGGTACCAATCCTGCGTGCTAACCTCGACGCCTGTCTGGTCGCCAGGCTTGCCGCCTTTCAGCTTGCCATTCTCGTCGTGTCTTGCAGACCCAACTCTTACAGCCATAAAAACGCTCCTTTCTTCCAATGATTTCTTTGTTATTATCGCACAATCACAAGTCGTTCGCAAGGTGTTTTTGCCCGGCCACGAAGGGCCGGACATTTTATCACCTCTTTTTTAGCGCTTAGCCGAGACAAAAACCAAAACATACATTTTTAGTCGAGTAAGTTGTTGATATTGATGTGTAAGCCCCAGTAGACGTAACATAAATACCTTTACCGTAGCTATCTTGTGTACGTAACCAATAAGGTTTCGCAGTACCACTCGAATTGCGTTTGATTCTGCTATCGTTGTTTTTGAATAATTCGTAATGTTCTATACCACTTGTTTCATACACTCCTTCCAAGTTCATTTCTCTAACAGACGGCGCCCATACTTTATCGGTTGTTGTTATCTCGGAGCTTTTCGCCAAACTCACCTTATCAACTTCCACAACATGAGATTTAACATTATTCGGGATTGCGTTATACACAGTACCGCTTAAATAGGTTCGTATATCGTTCTCATCCCACTTAAATTTATTCGGCGCTTTTTCTCCTAATAAAGACATAGCGATAAAAGTTATCGGCGCGTTTCCACCGGCTGTAAGCACGTCAACATTGAGGCCAACTATCTGCATATTAATAACGCCCAAACTGCCAAGATCAAGCGGCTTATAATTGCCAACTGTGTACTTGGTCGCATACGTGCCGTTATCAATATTAGCGATAATCTGATCCCAACTATCCGCGATCTCGACGACCTCGACACTCTTATCAGCAAACACCGCCGTATAGGTCGTATTTCCTGTAATAGGACCGATTGCCGGAGTCCATCCGTCGAACTCGTACTCCTCACCCTGTGTACTGGTCGGCGTCGTTCCCGTATAGCTCGGCGTCGTGCCGTACGCGACGTTATTAAGAGTCTGTAACGTACCGCCGCCGTCCGCTGACGCCTTGACGAACTTAACGGTATACGTCCTGAGCGTCTGAGTATAGGCCGCGTAAACGCTCCGATCCGCGACGACGTTCTTGGTCGCTTCGGCGTCTCCCGAGGTCGCGTTCTTTTCACGGCTCCACCCGGCGAACGTGTAAGTGTACTGTGCGGTCTGCGCCCTTGAAGGTCTGCCGCTGTAAGTTCCATTTCCGCCGTCCAGAATTTCCTCAGTATTGAGCAAGCTCGATCCGTCGTAGTTGTAGTAATACAGGTTGCTTGCGATATGCTCGTACTGGATATTCAAGCCAGGATACTTAGCCTTGACGCTTGCATACCACTCGCCGCTGATATTGGTCAGGCCCGTGATAGTTCCCGCAACCTGCGCAGTATCAACATTTCCGCCGCTTTCGTCCAGCCCGCGCATGGTGTCCAGTTTCGCGACAAATGCATCCACCTCTGCTGTGCTTGCGACCGCCTTGGTAAAGCCGATCAATCTAACACGGCTGTTCTCCGGGATTTCATCAAGAATTTCCAGCGGATCAATAACACTGCTGACATTCTCCAGCCTCAGCGTCGTGATATTCTCATACGTCGGCATTGTAAAGCTCGTGATACCCATCTGGTTCCTGATTGTAAGGTTCGTGATCGTTCCCGGAAGCTCCAGCGTTTTCAGCACGCCTCCGTTCGGCAAAGAGCATCCCGTGATCCCGGTGCCGCCAAAGTACACATGCTCGATATTTGCGCACCCAGACAGATCCACGGCCTGCACCAAATTCGGGCAGTTCCTCACGTCGATGCTCGACAGAAGGGTGTTGTTGCCCAGAGTCAGCTCTGTAAGGTTGCCGTTGCTGTATTCGGTGTCCGCATCGCCGATTTTCAGCGCCGTCAGCCTCGTCGCCATGGACAGATCAGCGAATCCAACCTTCAGCCCGCTCAGGTCTCCGATCTCCGCCAGCTGTGACGCGGAGTAGATGTAGATCTCCGTGTCGTTCAGCGTACTGATCGGGCAAACCAGAGTCGTAGGAACTCCGTGCTGACCGCGCTCCGATACCAGATAAGAGCCAAACTTCACCGTCGGGTAAATATCCGCATACGGCGTCACCGTGACGTTGTCCTTCGCATATCCCCTGAGCTGAATCACATCCCTCAGAGCGTCACCCGCATTCCACTTACTGTCCATGTAACGGAAGCGGTTATACAGCCACCACTTTCTTTGCTCCGCTTTAGACCCCTGAAGCATCGGCAGATAAACCGCCGTCGCTGTCTTGCCGGGATCAGGAGAAGTCAAAGGAAGGATATACTTGAAAATCGCGTCCTCATTGAAGATCGCCTCGCTCCACTTGGCCTGATGATCCTCAAACCTTTGCTCAACATTGGCAAAGGACAGCACGCCCGCCGATCTCAGCGTCTGATACATAGCCACGATTTCGGCCGGGAAAGCATCCCTGATATTATTCCACAGCACAGATTCCTGCCCATTGAATACATTCGCCCCGCTTTGAAGATGATCCACGTCCTCAAGGCTGTATCCAAACACCAGAGATCCCTCGTTGTTCGTGCCGATCGCGGTATCCATATCATAAGGCTCCGCAACGGCCTTCCTATCAATTGCAGTCAGGCCCTGCGACTCAGAGCCGGAGAAGCCGATAAACAGGTTCTTTGCGCGGCTGTCTACCATCAAGAACAGCTCGGTGAAGATGTAGTAGAAAATAAACGAGCTGACCTCAGCGTAGCGACCGAACTCTGCCTTGAACTTCGCCAGCCTATAATCTGCCGTGTCGTTTGTGTATTCCGTCTCTCCGTAAGTAACAGCTTCCGGGAGCGCGTCGCCTGTCGCTTTTGTGCGATCCGTGCTGACAACGAACGTCTGAAGCTCCTGTAACTTGCTGTAATTGATCCATTCGTCCGACGGGAAACGCGCCTCGTAATCATACCGCCACAATTCCTTTGTGTCGCCCGTTGTCGGATCGGTGTACGGCGTCTCGTCGAAGTAATCGCTCTTGAACAGCATCAGGTCTGACGTGTTGTTCTGGAACTCCCAGCTTTCCATGTTCCCGCTGTAGCCATAAGGGCCGGGCGCCCTTTTCGGCAGGTTGAAATTGTACTTGCCCAGTAAGGTCGTTTCGCCGTTGGTCGTGTTATTCCAGAACACCACAATCGGGAATCCATAAATGCCCTGCCGCACCTTTGCGTTTTCTTCCTGCTCCGGCCTCTTGTACGGAGTAACGTCATTGTACAGCTTGACAAGTTCAACATTGTTCGCGCCCTCGGAAGATGCCACATCCGCCTTCAGGACAAACCGATTGAACGGTACTATATTCTCGGACAGCGCGAAGTTATCCGCATGGCCTCCCGCCATCTCGAACCCGTTCTTGAACTGCATATCGTAGTTCTTCCGGGCATACGGCGCGGAAGATGTACCCTGTACGTTGATCTGACAGCCCGTAAACGTGAAGCTGTTCGCGCTGTTGCTCGGATCGACATAACGGCCCGTGATGGTCTTCTTGTCGCCCTTGTACTGCGGAAGCTCCGGCGCGCTCAGAACAAAATACGGCAGATCTTTCGGAAGCTTATCAATCACAACCTGTCCATACTCATCATACACGTTGTTATGATTGTACCGCTCCAGCATCTGCGTTATATCCTGCGTGTCGGCGATCCAGTTATTAAGCACCTGGTACCGGGTCAAGTTATTGTCATACACCCGGATATTATAGACGTCGATCGTGCAAAGGCTCGAACCGATGGAAATACCAACAGGATCGCTCTGCGAAAAATCATCGTCTGCCGGGTACTGCACCACGCCCGACATAATACCATTGATATAGATGTACAGCAGGCGGTTCTCGCTCCGCTTCTCGGCGACAAAGGATATTCTGACGTGCTCATCCTCTTTGTACTGCGTGCTTATTTCAGACTGCTCGGACTTCAGCGTTGCTTTCTGGGAAGTCAGCTGGAAGCCCCTTCCGCCGCTCATGCAGGACATAATAACGGCATCGTAGTCCCTTATATCGCGCGTTGCAAACTCGATCTCGATGGTTTTTCCCGTCCCGCGAAAATCCGCCGCAAAAGGCTTATAAGGGATGCTTACACGCGCATCCCCGGACGCCCGCAGAACAGTTGCGCCGTTGCCGTCGTCAACCCATCCATTAGACACATAGTTGAACCCGGTCAGCTCCGCCTCGATGTTGTTGTAATTCCACTCGTCGCAATCCGTCGCGGCGTTGCTCCTCCCTTCGGAAGTAAGATACAGCGCAAGCGCATTTGTTTCCGGCTCAACATCAATATCCGATTCCTCAACGGTCAGTGCAAAGGTCTTGAAAGTCACGCCGCTGGCGATCTTCAGCGTTACGCTCCCCGCCTCGTCCGGCCTGTAAGACCACACCTGCTCCGTCCTGTCAACTGTCAGCGTTCTCAGAAGCTCGTCATTGACATACAAATCCACCGCCGCGGTCAGGCCCTGCGGATTATAGACCGTGTAAGGAATGGACAGCGTTTCATACTGCCGCGCGCTCGTCGCCCGGAACGGCGACGCAATAACAGGCACGACGGAGCTTTTATTGATTACAACCAAATCGTAATACAGCTCATTCGACTTGACCTCAGAGCCGTCGATTTCCGCCGTAAAATACACCAATAAGGAGTGCGATCCGTGCGCCATCCCCGCCAGTACGTGCGATACCTGCCGCCCCGAAACGGTGACAACATCCGTCCCGGTGTCCGTTCCGTCCACGACAAAATGAACGGTTTTCTCTGCCGCGCCGACCGGGGTATATGTGTACTCAATAGCCTCTCCCGCTGTAAAGGCCGCGCTCGAATCGAACTGGCTGGATAGGGACAGGTTAACAACGCTGATCGTGTAAATGACGCTCGCCGTGTTATTGTAGGCGTCGGAAATACTGACGCGAACCTTGTTGACGCCCGCGCCCAGATATTTAGACACCTCAGCCGTTACAAGGCCCTGCTGTACGTCCTGCACGCTCTTAACGATATTATTAACTCTGATCGTGAGCGTACCGTTGCCCGTCGGGATCTCCTTTTCCAGTGACGACCAGTTTACCGCCACCTCGGCCGGGTTCCCCGCGCTGATCGTCTTGGACAGCCAGTCCTGCGCGTTCGTAACAGTCAGAACCGCCTGATTCCCCGATCCTCCGCCGGAGCCGCCACCGATCCCGCTTACCTCAAAAAGCACCTCGCCGTCGTGCGTGAAATAAGCCACGCCATCCTTGACGTAGGCATCATCAACAAATCCAAGCGCGGCTGTTTCCAGCGCGTCAATCCTCTCGCCGTGCTGAATCAGCGTTGCCTGAATATCCTCATACAGCCCATCAATCTCAAGCAACTTGGCCCGGATATCTTCCGTTGTGAAAAGCAGGCTTCCAACAGGCGTCACGCCGTCGCCGACCTTGATGCCCGGAACATTCCTGCCGTTATGCCGGAATGCATCTGCGTAAACGATCAGCTCTCCCTCGTAAGGAATATACGCAGCGTCATCTTTCCACTCGGCCTTTGTTTTTACCTGATAGCCGGAGAACTCCAGAACGACCTTCGCTTCCATTTCCCCCTCGAACTGATTATTCAAATTCAGTTCGCCATCAACAACTATTTCATTCCCCATTAGTCATCACCTCTTCAGAGCCGGATTCTACAACCTGAACCTCGCTATACTTTCCGCGCCCGCAGGTTCCGTCTTCGAGTAACCATCGAAAGTATACAGCCAGCTTTTTGCCCTGCGGAAGGCTCCCGGACTCTTCCTGCGTCAGCGTCCACGACACAACGTTGGTCGCCGTGTTAACATCCGCTGAACTGAAGTCTTTATGCAAGACTGTATTCCCGCACGCCTTCAGGATCAGCTCTGCATTCACGATATTTTCCGCCGCAAAACGCGACATCTTAAAACTGAAAACAGGGGTGGTGAATCTTGCAACCACCCCTTTTGCATTAGTCCTCTCCAGTATCATCTTCTTCAACCCTCTTATTGTCGCTCAGGAAGCCCAGAAGGGCCGTAAACAGCACTGTAAGCGCAGACACAACCAAGGTCTTCACAGTGCCGTCGATTTCGAATAAATTGAAAATATCGCCCACATTCGCGATGATCCACGACAGCAGAACCTCAACCAGCGTCCGCGCAAGACGCGCTCCTACTGTACCCGCATGTAAAAACCACTCCATTTCATTCTCCTTTCCGCAGAAACTCGATTTCTTTTTGTATTCCAACAACGGCCTTTTCTATCTCTTCTATGCGGCCTGTCATTTGGCTGAATTTTTCCGCGTAGCCGTTATGCTCTTCCAGCTTAGCCTCTATCGACTTCAATAGCGCTTTCATTTCTGTGTCCTTTACGGCCTGCTCTACCGCTCTTTTTTGTGCCTCGGTCGCTCGCTTTAAGTCGTTCTGACGGCTGGCGTTCCGTGATATGATCCACTGCCCAACGATAGCACACAGTCCTGTAATCAATGCGATGATTATACCCTCCATAGTCGTCTCCTTAATTCAACCTCAACAAAATAAGTTTGCGGTATCCTTCGCCCTTAATCTTCCACGTAACCGTTCCTGTAAGGTCGCCGTTACACGTTGCTGTGACGGTGGAATATTTGCTTTCGGACGTCGATGCCCCGATTTCACTGCCGCCGCCGATCTTCATAATGGACGCCGCGCCCGGATCAGCCGAACCGATAACCAATAAGCTCAGGCCCGTGCTTGCCTGATACGGTGTTGTCTGCTTACAGTGTATCACAAGATAGACGCCATTGGGAACTGTTTTTGTGTAGGTCTTCGCCGCCGTGCTTGATTCGTAATGATAAATCTCATACATTGGCCCCAGTGACAACAACCTGCCGCCCTCATTCCTGAAGCGGATTCGATCCGACAGAAGTCCGGCATAGTTGCCGTATCCATCAGTGACCTCGAACACGCCCTCGTCGATATGGGATGTGGTCACATACCGATAAGCGGGAACCGGGTTCCCGTCCTTATCCACGGTGAGCCAGTCATCAAGTGTATTGGTGATTCCGTTCCGGGACAGATCCATCGTATACGTTCGATTCCCTTTTCCGCTTGAGGATGCCTCGGTGACCGTGTACCTCATGCCAGCGCGATTGACGTTGAATCCTGCTATCTGCACCGAGTTGGAGTCTGAATCCGCCGAAAACAGAACCCTTCCCAGCGAATCGAGAACCTGCAACGCGCCCGTTGTTATCATCGACGCGTTAATTTGCCCGTCAGCCGTAAACGCGGTCGTGAACGGCCCTTGGTATCCGTTGGACGAGAATCCAAGTCCAGCAAGATTCCACCGCCACACGTTCCTCGCAAGGTTGATGTCAGGATCGTCAAGAATAAGTAACTCATAAGGCTTCCCGTCTTCGCCCTCGTGCAAAATGACATACCCGCCAACGTTCCCGGTAATTTTTTCCGTTGCCGCAATGATCGCCTGTTGCCATCTGTCCGGCATCTGGGTGGCCCGCTCTATCTGCTTTGTGGTCTTCTCCTGCATATCAATGACCGTTGAAACAAAATTAGCGCTCAGTTTGCCGCACGTTATTTTGCTTATGCGCTCAAGCAAAAAATCGTAATTGATTGCAACGACACGCACTTTTTTATCTACGCCCAGCTTTGTGTGCCTCGCGGTGATCGTGTCAAAAAGCCCCACCTGATCCCCGCCGTCATACCACAGCGGCACGAAAGAAAGGCTCATATTTGACACCGTGTTTCCGGGGTTATTATTCTGGATGTACGCCTGTGCCAATGTCGCCAGCTTTGCCTTTGTGGGAGTTTCGTCAATATCGAATCGGTCTGAGAAATCAATAATAGCCGTCTTCTCTGTGGTTAAAACGGAATTAAAGCTGATTTTATCTCCAATTACAACCTTTTCGTTATCGTTGGAATCGTACGTCACCGCATAAGGCAGAACGGCATTGAACACGTCCTCGGTATTGTACTGATCCACAAGGTTCGTGATATTTTTCCCATACTCAACCGAAACGCCGTTGTCCGCTCCGCGCGACGCGTGCAGTTTAACAGTGAAATTATCAAACTCGTATTCACCGCCCCAGATATCAAGGATAGACCCCTCAACGCCGCCCAGCAGTGACCGTGCCGAAATCGGGATTTTATGCTCGACCGTCTTCTGCGTGGATATATCCGACCACCCTGTAAATGGCGTCCCCTGGAAGGCCAGCGCCATCAATGAAGCAGGCGTATACGACCCGGACGGGATCGTGACAGGATACCCGGACAGATCATAGGACACATGCCGCGCATAGATTGTAACCTTCCCGCTTAGCGGCTTCGTTATTGCGTACACGCGGAAGCCCTGTATCTTTTTGCTGTCGTCCGTATACACGCCGATTATACGCTCGATCAGAATTTCATTGTAATTGGCGCCAGAAATCGGATATTCCATCGTCAGCTCAAACTGCCCGTTGCCCTCTGTATATACGTCCCCCATGATAGCGTCCGGAAGCCTGCACAGCCCGTGCGTGGTAAAGTCAGTATCGGTTTTTTCAAATAGAATCGGAATCATAGCACCCACCACCTCGGCTTGATTTGCCACGCCGGATATTTATCCGTTTCAACTTCAGAATTGTTTTCGTTCGCATTAACGATCCTTATGCGGCTCTCGCCCGGCAAGAGCTTCGGCATATCAATGTCGCCGGTAATATTTTTGCCTGCATACTGCACGCCGGAAGACCACTGCATGGTATCGCTGTCCGCAATTAATGACGTTGCGCCATCCTGCTTCGCATAAATCCACTGCCACACATCGTTCCCATGCCGGATCTGGATTTTCAGCTTCGGCGCATCCGACAAAGGAATGGTAATAAGCGGCTTAGCCGTGTTGCTGGTCTTATTCTCCACCGTGAGCCACCCTTCGTCCATATCTTCCGCAGGGATAAATTCATCTCCGCAAATCAAAAAGCGCTCGGGGCGGCAGTTAAATTCAGCTTTTGCCTTGCCGAAAATCGTCAAGTTATTCTCAACGTCAAACGGCCCGGTAAAATATGCCAGTCGGAACAGCTCCATCTCGTGATCGTCCACAAGCCGCGCATATCCTCGCGGTGAATACAGCCATTCCGCGATTTTCCCGCTCAACTCGTTCAGCATCGGCCCCTTTTCGTCGGTGTAAAGGAAAAGCTCATAAACCGCGATGAAGTTATTGTACGCCTCCTGCGGAATATAGATATCCCCGTTCCGCCCGTCAACGGAGTATTTCTGATACTTCCTGGACGGCCTTGTGATGTTCGGGCTCTTTCGGACGATCAGCTTCGTGACTTCTGTGTCAAAATCGTTCGACGACACCCCATTCCACTCAAAGAAATTAAGCAAACCGCGCAACCTCCTTCCTGTACATCCTCTGCAGTCTTTCCGCGACCTCATCCGCAAGCGAATTAACGTTCTGCCCTTCAGCGCCATAAACATTGATCACAATGCCTCCGGACGCCTGTTCGCCGGTATCTACAGTCTGAACGTCAAATCCCTCGTCATCGAAGTCATCAGCGCTCTCAATCAATCCTTCCGACGCTCTGCGGACAAGATCATCCGCGTCTTCCAGGCCGAGTGCAAGGCCCTTGCCCAGCATCATACCGACCTCATCCCGGAAAAGCTTAGACGGCGAATGAATCAGTGCCACCTTTTTAGCCGCCTGAATCGCGGAGCTGATCGCGTTACGTGCCGCATCCTTAACGAGATAACTGGACGCCTTGAATCCGCCTGCAATACCCGCGTTTGCGTTCTCGCCGATCTTCGCCCAGTTCGGCTTTAACGCCTGCCCCGCCTTGATTGCGGCCCTTATCTGCTTTGCCGTTCCGGGCGCCAGTGTTTCCATTCTGGACACCGCGGCCTCAACTGCCGCACGCGCGTCTTTTTCCATCTCTCGCGACATCGCATCGCCGTATTTATCCGCATCCGCTTTTTGCTTCTGCCACTCAGTCAAATAGTCCTTTGTCTGTTGGATAAGTTCTCCCTTTGTTGCGTTGGTCGCGCTCTTCATCGAGTTTTCCATGGCGATGGTGGCGTTTTTGATTTCCTCAATCCCGCCGTGTGCAACGGCATTTACCGTCGAGTTGTAGTTATCCACAGTCCGCTTGCTTTCAGTGAGGTCTTTGTTTGCATCCGTAATGGCTCCGCCCCATTCGTTCAGCTTATCCGTTGCCCCGTCAAACTCACCCTGCGCAATAGATAACTCACGATTCAAAGCATCGTAGGCGCTCTGGTATTCATAAGTTCCCTTCATACCGTCCTGATCAAGTTTATTGATCTTTTCCTGCACCTGCGCGACTTTCAGCGCGGCCTCGGTTTGCTGAGCTTGTGCCTGTCGAAACTCATCCTCTGCCTTTGTAAGATTGTCCTGAGCCTCTTTTCTTCTCTTGAGCGCGTCCTTATAATCGTCCTCAAACGCCGCCAGCATCAGTTCGGCCTTTTTCTTCTCGATAGTCTTATCGATGGTCTCCTGCAACTTTCCATAGTTCTCAATTTGCCCATCAACAAGTTTGATCTCGATACCAAGAGCCTCCTTCAGATCGCCGGTAAGCATCTCAACCTCGTCTTCGTGGCCCTTCTTTACCTTGCCCTGTTCATCGACGCAATTTTTCAGCTTTTCCCATAAGTCTTTATAGCTCCCGACGGTTTCGTTGACTTTCTCAGCCGCTTCTTTGCGCTTCTCCTTGACTTCATCCCACTTTTCGGCTTCCTCATGGATCTTATTAATTAGTTCCTGCTGAGATTCAGTGAGTTTTCCGGCCTTCTCGCGCGCCTCTTCATAGGCCTCGTCGAAACTATTGGCGATCGCCGCGCCCAGTAAGGTAAGGCTACCGGCAAGCGCTACAACCAATCCCTCCGGCCCGGTCATCAGGCTCATTATTTTGGCCTTCTTCGACGAAATTCCTTCTTTAATTCCGCTGAAAATCGCCGATCCCGCTTTCGCCGCGAACAGCGCCGGAAGAATCTCCGTCATAATATCGCCCATATTCGCGCCGATTGCGGTGACGATCTCCTTCAGCAACGCCGGAAGCTCCTTGATAATGATCGGAACCGCCTCCTTGAATGCTTGCACCAAATTAACAAATAACTTAATGCCGCCGTCAATCAGCGTCCGGGCGTTCTGCGTCAGCCCGCGAATAATTGTCGCCACAGCCTCCGCCGCCTTCGGTATCAACTGCGGAAGACTATTCGAAATAGATTCTCCAAGGTTCGCGATGATCTCGACGCCGGAATTAAACAGCTCAGGCGCCGCTTCAATGACGCCATTGATAAACGCGTGAAGCATCTCGCTCCCCGCTTTCACGAAAGAAGGAAGCTTCTGGCTGACCCGCTTGATCAGGTTCGACAATGCGTCACCGACAGCTTTCGCAAGCCCGTTTAATCCTCCCTGCGAAAATGCCTTGGTGAAATTGCTGATGCTTTCGGAGCCAAACTGAACAAATTCACGGATCGACGGCATGAGCCTATCAGACACCTCGATCTTAAATCCGTCAGCCGCAGACTTCAGAATATCAATGTCGCCCTCAAGATTATCCGTCATGGTGTCGTACTGCTTTGCCGCTTCGCCTGCGCCTTCCGAGGCCGCCCTCAGAGATTTGCTCCACTCGTCCTGACGCTTCTTGCCAGTGACAACCATCTTGTTGTAGGCACTCAAACCCTGAATGCCGAAGATCGTCTGTTTGTAGGCGTTCTTCTGCTCTTCGGTCATCCCCGCGAATGAGGCTTCCAACTCGTCCACAACGGTGTTAAAGTCTCGCGCATTCCCGCTCTCATCGTACACCGCAACGCCCAGCGTCTTCAGCGCCGTTGCCGCCTGATCCGTCGGCGTGTACAAATTCTTCATCGCCGCCGCCAGCGCCGTGCCTGCCGCAGATCCAACCTCACCCTGCTCAGCCAGTCGCAACAGAGCGATTGTCATGCTGTCCGCGCTCTGGCTGTAAGCCGCAGATGTAGCCGCGCCGCTGGACATAGCTTCGCCCAACTGAGCGACAGATGTGTTTGCAAGCGTGGCGCCCTTAGCCATTAGATCAGCATAGTAGCCGGAATCCTTTGTGGCGTCGTTGAAGCCCTTCATCGTGCCGGACACGAACTTTGCCGCGCTTCCCATATCCATAGACCCAGCCGCCGCAAGGTGCAGAACGTCCTCGATCATGGACATGGACTGTTCCGCGTCGTAGCCGGACATCGCAAGGATATTCAGACCTTCAGCCGCTTCGCTCGCGCTAAAGTTTGTCGCCGCGCCCATTTCTTTGGCCTTAGTGCGCAGAGAAGCAAACGCATCTCCTGCGCCGTTTACGTTGTTTTTAATGTCGTCTGTTGTGTATCCCAGAGTAGCCGCGATCTGCGACATGCTGGAATCAAATTCTTTACCCGTATCAACGGACTTTTTTCCAAAAGTAAAAAGGGCGGCACCAGTCGCTCCCAGTGCCGCCGCTCCAACTTTCGCGACCGTTTTTAATCCGTCGGTGTATCCGCTGGTATCCAGCGTAATCTTTGCCGCAAGGTCAAATACGTTCATGTCGTTACTCCTATGTGATTATGATGCCCGCTTTATTTGCGATATCCTCAACCATCTCCTCGCCTGTTCGCGTTTCAACCTCTGGCGGATACAGAATATCTATGAATGGCACCACGTAGTGCAATTTCGTTCCGCCTGTTAAATATAGCAAGGAATCAGTGATATATCGCTTATATACCATCTCGCGCGCGTCTTGGCTGTATCTCGCGATACAGTACCGCATGAAAGGCTCTATTTCTCGCCTTCCGCGGTATTCGCCATAGCAGAGCCAGAAGCAACGAAGGCCGTCGCCGCTCGCCCCGCATATCCGAAAAAAGGTGCGATTACAGGGTCGCGCATAAGATCGGCAATGAGCATAAGCATCCGGCCCATCACGTTCGCACCAGTAACGGGCTCAGGATCAATCCTTTCGAATATTCTGATTACGTCGTCTGCGTGCTTTTTCAGCGCAATTCCGGCGACATCCATTGACGTGCTGTCCTCACTGTTCGCCGCCGCTTCCACTTCTTTGTCGGTAAAGACCGCCGAAATGGGCTCCATAATATCCGCCCATAGCTCAAACGCTTCCGCGCCCTTGTAGTCGCTTAACCTTTTCATTACTCGCCAACACCCTCCTTAATGTAGACCTCATACGGAACCTTACTGATGTCCGCCATGCTATAGTGCCCGGTGAACTCGAACGCAAACTGGCCCTTCCCTCTGTCGCTTGACTGAAGCTGGAATCCGCCGGTGTTCAGCGCGTTAATCAGTTTGATTGCGCAGAAGCCTGCTTTTACATTGCTCCCGGAATCTTCATTTACGTCGGAATAGTCGCCGATCCACCAGATGTCTGAAAAGTCAGAAGTCTTCAGGATGTCTCTGGGCGTAATCTTCGTTGTTGCGACGTCAGCCGCGCCTGCCAACAGTCTGCCGACAGTGGTCTTGATGGTGACAAGGGTTCCGCCCATGGTGACGGTTCTACCATTGACCCTCTTCAGCTCAAGGGTATTCTTGGGACAGTTGTCAATGTCGTCGCCAAAGTCAATATAATCCACGGAATCGTGGAAGTTCGTGCCGCCGGTTGTGGCGCCAATAATATTGTCAGCATTCAGCGTGCCGGTATCCGGGTCAAATGCCGTTGCAATAATACCTGCGTTGATCTGCAGGTTTTCAAAAGTATCGGTTGGAATCTGGGTAAATTTAGGCATTCCAATCTCCTCCTTAATCAAGAAATTCTACAGTGTAATTTATAGTCATTCTACGTACCATATCGTCCGTGGGATCTGCCATTCTCTGGGCAAAGGGATTCCCTCTTCTTATAAGAGCGGCTCCGCCGTCGTAGTGAACATACACTCCGCCGCGCGTGATCCTCTCGGCGATCTCGTCCCGCTTCGCGGTGATTTCATCCCAACTCGTGGAACGATACCACAGGGAAGCCGTCTGCGCAATCTCGTTGCCGAAGTTATCAACAGCGCCCTCGTGGGTGATATACGGAAGCTGTGCGCCATCTTCAACGTGCGTTTCCTCGTAGGCCCTAAGCCCAAAAGAAGCCCAAAATGCGTGTACAGCCTGATCCTTGTTCATGCCGGAAGCTCCCATGCCTCCGCCTCGTACTGGCGCATGTTCAGCGCCGCACTTGCCGGGGTTTTTTTATCGTCCGAATCGTTTGTGATTCGGAAGATCTTGCCATCCGAAACGCGCATGATCACATCGTGAAAATCAAGCTGAGTTTCTTTCGTCACCGTCACAACATAGACCTCTTTGACGCCAAGCGCCTGCGCTATCTTTACTGCCGCCGATTCTTCCAGATTGACCGCGCCCTGAAACGTCGCGCCCGGTTGCCAATCCGTCTTCGTTCCGCCGTAACCGTCGTCAACCTTGATTTTATTTATGTGCTGTAACGGCTCATAAGCCTCTTCAAGTAAATTCATGCTCTGATCTTCCTGTACACATTCAGGCGCCCGTCGAACGCATCAAAGACCGTCAACGGCTGTCCCGCCTTATTCCGTCCGCGTGAATAAGTATACCCGCCGAATGACTCGCTGTCATAAGGCGACAAGGTGCCATACTTCTCTTCGTAAGCTTCCATCTCCCCCACAAGATCAAGGAAGTCCTTAGGTGGACGCATCAGCCAAACGCCCCCGTCGAACTCTCCTTCGTCCTTCAACACGTCGCCCTGCTTATGGACGCCGTCGTTGAAAACAGATCCAACAATTCGATAATACTGCCCCTCTTCCATCTCCACAGGCGGTGTGAGTCCGCCGTCCTGAATCGAAAAACACCCTGTATGTATATCGGAGGCAGAAGCAAAAAAGTTATGGATGCGTAAGCAAACTTCATTCAGCATCATCACACCGCCCTTCAAAGGAGATCTCAGACTTCAATTAAGCAACATAAGTGTACTTGATCGTAACTGTTCCTGACGGAGTCGAAGCAAGGCGCACACCATCACGCTCGATAGTGTAATTGGTAATTGCCGTGCTGCCATCCTTCAGTTCCTGTACCGACAGAAGCGGGCTGTGAGCCGTCTTGAACAGATGTGTGTCAGAAGCATCTGCGGTAATCGTCTCCGCGGTTGTTACTTTAGTCTCAGTGCCGACATATACTACTGCGATTCCATCAAGGTACTCTGCCCAAAGAGCCATACCCATAAGAGCAAAGCTCTCACCAACAGCAGTACCGTAGTTGCCCTGAGCATGGAATCCGATCAGGTTGGTCTCGCCATCCGTGGTATAATTCAGGCCCAGTCTTGCGAACTCGCTGTCGCCCGGATCGATGTAATACAGATCGATATTTTCAATAGGAGTCGCGATAACAACGCCTCGCGCGATCCAGTCCTCAGGAAGCAGGAACAGAGTGCTGTATCCAAGGAAGTCCTTGAGATAGTTCAGTCCAAACTGGGTCTGAATGGTAACAGGCGCCGCGCCAAGATAATCATAAGCGTCGAGAATATTGGCATACCCAACGATTCCAGTCAGCTCCTTCTGAAGCACTGCAAACTTATTGCGGGTAAGGCCCTGCGCCTTAGCAAGAGCAGCCTGCCAGTTGCTACCCGAACCGGTCAGAGTGCCAGTATTAAGGAACGTATAGAACCGATTAAGCACTACATTCTGAAGCTGGGTCAGGAAGGCGTCGTCAGACTTCTCAACAGCGATTTCTGCGCCATACTTGTTCACGTCCTCAATCGGAACAGCCTTCGCATACTTCTCGATATTCAGATCGCCTTTCGTGGCCTGCACGATGGTGGCCTTACTGTAAGGGATCACCTCGCCGGGATCAACACTGCCGGACTCAAGCGCCACGCTTGCAGAATAAGATACAAGTGCAGTCCCAGGGGCTTTTCGGATAGGACGCATAATGCCGAGAATATTTCTCAGTGCTTCCCAGTTATCACTAAATCTCGTAACAAAATCGATCTCGCGTGCCGTTACGTTGGTGTATACGTTCGGCAGAGAATCGCGGGGATTGGTTAAAGTTTCAACATTAGTTGCCGCCATAGTTTTATCCTTTCATGTAATCTGGATTTTCGGCGATTGCTTTCTGGCGCTCTGCTGTGGATAACTTGTATCTTCCATGCTCGTCTTTCGCATAGATTTCCGCCTTCGTCAGCTTGCCCCCGCCGTTGTTTTCGGGTGGATTCGCCACGTTTGCGCCCTGCTCGCGCCGGGTCACGATAAAATCCGCCCATTCGTCTTTGAGCTGTTTCTTCAGCTCTTTCTCGGTTACTATTTTCCCGTTCTCGTCAAGCTCAAGTTCATCGGTGTCGGTCACGCGCATAACCGCATCGATTCTCTTGTCCGCAACCCCGATTTCTTTCAGGACGGCTCTTACCGCGTCGTTGACCTTCGCGGCCTTTTCGCGCTTCTGCTGATCAGACTTGTAATTGTCGTACTCTTCCTTCAGCGCATCGTACTTGACCTTATACGGGTCTTTGTCGGCCTTGTCCGCAACCGTCTTGTAATCGTCTCGCTCCTTAGTGACGCCCGGGAGTTTATCCGCGTCAGCCTTGTATTTGTCGCGCTCTTCCTTCAGCGCGTCAACGGTCTCAGTGTGTGCTTCAATGATCTGCTCGATCTTCGCCTCTTCGATTCCAAGTGCGTTTAAAAACTTGCGTGTCAGTGCCATTTATTGTCTCCTTTTCCTCGGTGGATTTCTTCCCATTAGACTCTATTTTTTATATAGCAGATACAAGGGTTTTTGTCAATCTTTCAGAGCCGCTTCCATGATCCGCTTGTACTCGTCGCCGTGCGTTGTCGCCGCGTCTCGAAGGAAGTGTGCCCTGCCGACTTTGTGCGACATATTATACAGTTCCTGCTCCGGCGCGTATTCCACATTGGTTCCGATATAGACCTCATGCTCTCCGGGCCGTGCTTTTATATCGTCGCCTTTGCTTTGATCGTGCGCCGTCGCAAAGGTGATGCTGTTCCGCAACCGTCCCGTATCTACCGGGCAGTTGGCTTTTGCGTGGCCTTCAGCCTTCGACCCGATTGCCGCAAGTCCCGCGCGAACCTGCTGTTCAAAAGCGGACAAAAAAAGGTCGGTGTTATCGTTTATTATTTTCAGCTCCACGTTGCTCATTTTTTCTTACTCCCGCGCCTCGACGCTTCTTCATCCACTCTACGTCTGCGCTCCTCTTCCATCTGCTGTTCGTGGAAGTCGTCTAAGTCGGTTTCCCCGACATATTCAATCCGCCCGTCAGCCTTACGTAACCCGATTATGTCAGTCACCATCGTGCACCGACAATTATACACTTCTTCAGGGCGTCCGCCAGGATCTCCCGGAAACCGCAGGCCGTTTGAAAACTTTTTATCATACTCAACTTCTTCGCCATCAAGCCGCAAATGGCTCTCACGGGTTCGCTCGTCGGGCGTCGCCATCCAAACCTTTTTCAGCACGATGCCCATTTTATCCATCATGCCGTAGCTGTCCTGTCGGCCCTGGTTCTGCGCGCCTGTAACCATCGTCCGCGCGTTCCGTATAGCCGCCGCGGTATTATTGTTCACTACCGGCAGAATTCTATCTGCTATCTTCTGCATTGACTCGCCGTTTACAATACCCTGAAGGACAGAACTGTTCAACTGCTTCGTGTTCCACCGCTGATCCTTCGGCACGTTGATCTTCTTCCTCGGGAGCTGGATGTCTCCGTCCATAACTCTCCGGCGCACCGTAGCCTCGTCAACCATATCGAACCGAAATCCAACCTTATCCGCGTCTTTTGCGGCCTGATTGTAGTTCGTGGAGTACACCCAGAACATCTGCCCATTGACGTAGTTCAACGCGGTCTGATTGACGTTAGCCAACTTCCGCGTTGTTTCCTTAACCATGTCCTTGTAGTATTGATTTTGCAGTGTCCGCTGATTTTTTGCCTGCTGGAGTTTCATCCCGGCTTTTCTTTTATCTTTGTCGCTCCCGGATGCTTTTGCGGCTTCGTATTCTTTTTGAAGCCCTTCTATTTTAGACTCCTGCTCGGTCATATAGTTTTTCCACGCTTTAGTAAGATCGCCCTGCGCCTGCTCGTATATCTTATGCAGGCGCTTTTCGATCTCTTCCAGCCGCTTATCGGTTTTTTTTGCCGCAGTATCAATCATTTCTTAATCCGTGCGTGAGCTTTATCAAGGCTCTTTTCGTAGTTCTTTTTATTTGCTGACCGCGCCGCTTTATAGCGTTTATTCTCCTTCTCCCTGCGAGCTTTGGTTTTCTTTGTCACTCCCGCGCGCTCTTTGGCAAACCCTTCACGGGCCGCTTCTCGCTTGCCCTTAATATCGGCCTTGACCTGTTCACGCGCCGCATCAACCGACTGCCCTATCTGCTCTTTCATCGCCGCAACAGACTCCCGGATGGATGCAATCGCGCCCTGAATCCGCTCTTTCATCGCCGCCTTCTGCTCCGGGGTCATATTCTTGATGACTTCCCGGAGCGTTTCAATCTGAGCTTTCGCCTTCTGCGTCAGCGCTTCCTTTTGGGCCTTTTTCTGCTCCGCCAACTGCGCCAGCCTCGCCTTCTGCTCCGCAGTGAGCTTCGCCATCAATTCTTTTTGGCGCTTCGAAATATCCGCCCGGCTGGCCTTCGCCAAGTTGGTGATCGCCTTGAGTTTCGCGCTGTGCGTTTTACTCAGCTTTTTGGTGCGCTTTTTGTTCTGTTCAGACAGCTGTGCTTTCGCGTACTGCCACTGCTCCTTTTGCCTCTGGCTGAAACCCTTTATTGAGCGCGTCGTTTGCTTTTTCGTTCCCTTTTTACGGCCCTTGAGCTTGCGATGCTTCATGTAATACTCGTGGGCCTTAACAGGATCATAGTTCGGGTCTTTGTATGCCATTACATCTCTCCCAGAAGTTCTTCAAGCATCTTGATAACATCCTCGCCGTACTCGTCAATCAGCCCGGCGGTGTCAAGTGCTTCTGCCTGCGCTTCTGCGTCCTCAGCGGTCATTTCTTCGTCCTCTTCCGTTTCTTCCTCTGGCTCTTCCTCGTCTTCCACCCTGTCAGCTTCCTCTTCAGTCTTACGATCAAGAATATCGTCGATTTCGTCCGGGCTCAGGAACGGCAGGTGCTTCAAGATTGTTTCGTCGTCCAAATACTGCGCCGCCATTAAAACCATCTGCGTGTCCTCGGTCATGTTGATAATCTTACTCCGCTGAAACGTCGGACTGTCTTCGATTCCTACAAGCTCCAACAGGCCGTTGATAAAATCAATCACGCACATCTCATAGCTATCTGTTTTCAAATTGATGTGCTCATAGCTTGCCTCGATTGCCGTTGCCGTGATCCCGCCTGCACTGATCTTGTCGGTATCAAGCGCCATCGCGTCCCTATACAAGCTGTCCCGGATGCCCAAAAGCGCCTGCTGTCTTGCCTGATACGGCACTTCTATAGTGTGTGCTTCAGCCTTCGCGCCGGTATCCTCTACAACTGCGGCCTTGACGACTTTCATGCGCTCAATGAACTTGGCAAGGTCAACGTCGTCCATCCCAGAGGCGTTTTGGATGGTCCAAAAAATTTGGCTGCAATCATCAAGGTCGTTAGCAAAGCCACTCTGAATCAAATCGAAGCCGTCGATCTTCTCCCGCAGGCCGGTCAGCTCGCTCTGATGCTCGTTGTTACCCCACAGCGGCACAATCGGAAATCCAGGATAATTCCTGCCATCGATAATCTCCGACCCATCAGCCTCGGACGTTGAAACGATCTCGACGTAATTGCGCTTCTCGTGCAAGATTTTTCCATCTTCGTCCTTGCGCCAGATATACTCAGTATAACCATCTTCCTCATACAGCGTTGCTCGAAGCGGCTTGAAATCGTCAATCTGCCAGAACCTTATTCCGGCATGAAGGCCGCCGTCCTCTTCTCCAATCAGCGGAACAAACTCGGTAACCCGGAACACATCGACGTGATCCAAGTTATAAAAGCCAAACGAAACACCGCCCCATAGCGCCGCCTCTCCGGCCTTTAAAAGCACGGTGTCAAACATATCGCCGCCCAGCTTTTCCTTGGTTGCATCGTCTTCGAACTGCACGCCGTTCCCCAGCAGGTGGCTGTTTTGCTGTCGGACGAATATCGGGAAAAATCCGTTGGTAAATTTGAAATTTGCCGAGTAGTTATCCGGCACCGCCTTGCCGGAAATCGTATACAGCAGTTTCTGATACTGCCGGATCGTCACGTTCCTCCGGCAAAAATACTCGTAAGCATCAGCCGCTTCCCGATACAGCCGCGAGCTTTTATGCGCCGAGATAGCGCCCCTCACAAAATCCATCCGGGCGGTTTCATCTTCGCCCAACTCCAAGAGATCTTCATAAGTCTTCATTCGTTGCCCTCACAGGAATATTGATTGATAGCTTTCTTCTCGTTTGTTGTACAAAAGCCTTGCCAAGCTCGCCGCGCTGTCCGGCGCGTCGTCGTGCTCCGCGTCCTCGTAAAAATCAGTTATCTGCCGGATATACTCCGGGTCGGTTCCTTGAACAAAATAAAGGTCTTTCCAGATCGCCTTCAGGTACGTGACAATCTTCAGATATTTATTCATGCTCTCATGGTAAAGTATAACCTTCAGCCCCTTTTTGCGCAAGTCTTTCCCGACCATTCCTTTGTCGGCGTTGTCTTCCATGTGCATTTTACCGCACATAAACCGCCGGAAGTCCTTCTCAATCTCGTCATAGCACTCCTCAACGTGCTTCCTGCGTATCTGACCATACAGGTAGTATTTGCCGCCAGCCTTCCGCATGACGCTCCACGCCGTGTAGTCCTCGCCGTAGAACGCGGAATCAACGTGCATCAATCCCTGTTCGCACATCGCCGGGTCTTCGCCTGTCTTCGGGTCAATGAAAATAACGTCCTCGGACGGAATAAACCTCAGCTCGTAGTTTGCCGCGAACAATGACGGAAGCATGTTCTTTTTGCGGTTTGCCAGCTCCTCGGCGCTTATAATCTTCTGCACTTCCGGGTGATAGCAGTCATACCGCTCTGCCGCTGGCATTATTGAAAAGCAGTCCTCCTCGTGCCACGGCGTCCCGGTATTGAATATCTTCCCTCCGGGATTTTTTATGTTCTGGAGCTCTTGATAGACCATCTTCGTGCGCTCGCGCTCCGCCTTGGATACGCGATCCTGCACGTTAACAATGTCGTCTGTAAATATGCAGTCGAAGTGCTTACCTGTCAAAGATCCGCCCGTACCGATCCCGATCAACTGGCCCGTGCCCTTCGTGTCAATAGACAGATTCGTCGATACTTCCTGCGTCGATTTTGTCAGCATTTGCAGATTGACGCCGTAGATCGTCTGGACGAAATAATTGGTGTGCGGATCAGCCAGAATCTTCTGCACCTGTCGCAAAACCTCTTTGACGTCGGTGTCGGTTTTCCGCATGAACATTGTTCTTTGCCTCGCGAGCAGGATAATTCTCAGCGAAAGCGCTATTGAGTTGCACGTCGTCTTGTACGTACCGCGGCTTGACTGTAACGTCTTATCCTCGCGCCCGTAGGCCATTTCTTTAATCCATTCATTATGCAAAATGCCGAGCTTCGTAAAGCCCAGCATGTGACCGAATTTGTACGGCTTTTCTCGGAGAAAAGTAACCGCCTGCTCTTTATTCATTTTATATATACCTTACTGTATGACCCGTTGCCCATATCTTGGATTATATAAAACGAGCCCCCTTCTATCTCTCTAATCCATTTAACTTGGGCTTTATTCACAATTAACGGGTATTCCTTGCCATTTTCTTCTATTCTGAAGTATTGTATGTCGTCGTCAAAGCTAAATGACTCAATGTCATCCGTTTCAAGGACTTCTCCGTCTATAAAATGTATCTCAAACCTACTCGTCCTATTCATCCAGCACCATCCTTTCTACCTCATCGATCGTTGCCTGATCCACCTCTGATACCATAACCTTCTGCACCGGGTCTTGCCCGACGGTAGATCGTATTGTCTCAAAGGCCCGAATATTTCCTTTCATGGCCTGCTCAAAT